CTTTTTTACAAACAAATTATGGAAATCACGCAATCCACGTGTAGAAGTTTCCGCACTCGTAGGATTGTAATAGACATCGTCATTAACGCTGGATTCGACAATACCTTCACCAGTGGATAACATCTTTTCAGTAATAGGATGATGGATAGAGTGCCAGTTATTATTTGCAACATGGTATGCATTACCAAAATTACGACCACCGTTTCTTAGGTCAGCAGTTTTATCATATCTAACACGTAGAGGAACCCAATTCCAACCCGCGGGGTTCTCTATGACATACCGAAATTCAACAATCATATCTTCTTCAAAATATTCACCTTCTTCGGTTATCATAATCATATTACTAGAATCACGTTTTAAATAAATATTGCAGTTGCAAGCATTGGAATCATAGGGTTCAGTAGGTTGAAATGGCACAGGTTTATATGTATCTTCCCTGTCTAGGTTCTCGGGAATAACAATATTATCATCTAGAATTGCTTGGCATGGATTCATAGATGCATGTATTTTAGGATTAAAACCACAACGTAATATCAATGTTTTATATTGCAACATATTATTAACACCCTGTAGATTTACACCATCTTCAAAAACATGATGTATTTCATCTTTACCCGTTTTATCTTTTTTCACAGATACTAAAAAGTCAATGGTATTGAATTCTGCGGGTTTCCATTTAAAAGATTCTGCCCAGGTTCTCTTTTCAATGGAACCAGCAGTACCACTTTTACTTGCACCTACACCACAATCAATAGGTGTAAAAATCATACCATCCGTATTGTATTCATACAATTCATCACTCATAATAGACAAAATATTCGAACAACATTGAAAGATTGATTTTGTCTCATCTGCAACTTCAAATTGTTTACATTTAATACGTAAATCATTTGCCATTTTTTGATTTTTTTCAGAATCATTGAGAATAGATACAGGTTTCATCACTTCTATTAATTTATTCAGCAATAACAACCGATATTTTGCTTCTGGATTATCTTTTGTGATAGGTTCAGAGTTAACAAATGCAAGTTCTCGTGTAGAACGTTTATTTAAATAATACAAGTCAAATGCAGCATAAAGATTAATATATTTATGGTTTTTATCATATTTAATATGTTCTCCATCAATGAGTGTATTAAAGATGGTTTTTTCGATTGTTTTAGAACCAGTAAAAGTAACATACATGTTTTTATCAATAAAATACATTTTGCCTTCATTGTCAATAAACAACATCTTACGGTCACCATCTGCCTTGTCTGTAACAGTATATCCATTGCGAATATTTGGTAAATTAGTGGACATTTCTACTTTTTCACCCACAATAGCAACCGGCAATATGTTTTCAGTTTGAAGAGTATTCGAGTCGGGTCCAATAAAGGGAATACGTTTTTTGTTAGATGCCATATTAAAATCATCACCATAAATAAGTTTGGCATATTGATTTACTACAAATTCACGTTCAGAAACAGAAATAGGATATTTTGAACCTTGTAATCCAGTAAGAACAATACGAATAGATTTACGAATCACATCTAATAATGCATTTCCGCTGCTGAAAGCAGTTCCAGTACCTACACGTTTATTATCGATTTCAATTTCAATCTCATAGATGTCAGGACTATTAAAAACACCTGCTTCTTGAATAGTATAATAAGGAATCATGACTTTGTTAGATTTTTTAGACATTTTTACGATACTAAGGTCAACAAAGATAGGGTAATCAGGATGAGTAAAACGAACACGATTTAAGCAACGGAATTCTTTTTTATTATCGTTCCAATCACGCACAACTTTGCTAATCAATGGCGAACTAGTATGAAAATCCTGTTCATATTGATAAGAAACACGAAAATTAAAATCAGGATTATCTACAGGGCGCAAGACTTCACCGTTAGATTTTGTTGCCAATGTTTTTTGTGTAAATAATACTTTATTGAATTTATGGGAAGGCATATCTAAAATTTTTTGCATATTGTTGGTGCGACAGTATTCTTGAATTAGGTCAGTTCCAACGATTTCGGCACGTATATTAGACATTTTGGTGAATCCTGTTTTAGGGTCAATAAATTGGTTACGAATACGTAGAATTTGAATACCATTTTCAAATTCAGGGGTAAACCCACAGGCGTATAATTGTTTAATAACATTATCATAGTCAATTTTTAAAATGGGTTTTCCAATACGTGGATTTGAACCAAACCGAATTTCTAACTCGCTAATTTTATTCATTTTAGGAAGAATAGGGTTACTGTCTAAATAATGTCCAACCAATGATTCAAAATCTGTTTTCAATTCCGCAGAAGTTTTTGGTTTGGGTTCCATTTTTCGTTGTTGCATTATGAAATTGATTTATATGTATTATTTGGATATATTTATTTTGTTTGTTTGAAAGTTGTTTTATATTCAATTTTATTTAGATCTTATGCCGATTTAATCTCTTTTCGTGGAATTTTTGCTTCGCATCATCCAAATATGAGAAAAATTATTTTATTTTACTATATATATATATGCCATTTATTACTACTTATTATGGGGCTATGCAACAATTATCGTCAATAGGAAATGGAACTTGTAAAGAAGGTTGTAAAAAAAGTTGGATACGTAATCTAAAATATGCGTTAAAAACGAAAACAAATCCTTTGGGACTAAACAAAACACAACGTAAAAATATGACTGAAAAAATTAAAAGTGTTTCTGGTAAAAATGCTATAAACAATCATAAAAAAACACTAAAAAAATATAAAAATCGAAAATCGCCACCATATCCTGCTAATGAAAACTGTAATAAAACGATGGTTGGTAATGATGGGAACAAATATATATCTAAACCAAACAAAAATAATGTTTGTTCTTGGAAAAAAATATAATCATCTTTCCAAATGGCAAACGCAAATAGACCTAACAAGAATCAAATATTTTGAATAGTTTTTATAAATCCTAATTTTCGTTTGCCATTTATACACCGTGTTGCCCGCCAATTTACATTCTTTTTAGAAATAATGTCATTTTTTCTGCATTTTTTATGAGTTTTATTGTTATTTCTACATACATGTTCTCTTAATAATTCTTGTGAAAACCTGGAATACATCATTTTTTCATTTTGTTTATCACCACGAATAGTAGAATTTAACCCAGTATTATTCGTAAAAAGGGGGAATTTATAAGTATAGGTTCTCAACACATGAAAAATAAAATTATCTGCTTCTTGACAAATATTATTATACAATCGATATTTTCCATCAACATAGTATTCTGATATAAATCGTTTTGCCCCTGCTTTGGAAATAAGATAAGATACAGTTTGCCAATAATTCCCGATAGACATAGGGGTATATTCCATTTTCGGTAACCCGTTCTTGTCATTTAATCCAAATCCTAATTGTAATATTTCCCAATCGGGTGGAGAACTTCTAACAATTTCATCTAGGGGTTTATTCCAAAAGGGTTTATATTCACGAAGAGAGACATCATCTTCAAAAATCAATGCAAAATCATAATCACTTTTAGAAAATGTATGGATAGTGTCTAAATGAGAAATAAGGCATCCATAGGTAGATGGTGTCATATGTGGTGATTTTTTGGTGATAATAAGTTTATCCATGACATTTTGTTTTTCTGAATCAAATGCTGAAATTCTTGTTTTCGGAATACCTTTAAATACAGGGTCTTGGAGAACCTGCTTCATATATTTGCGTCTTTTCGTTGATTTATCCATATTTATCCAATAAATAATGAGATTATCCAGACTACTTATAAATTTGTTTTTTTCCATTACCTATATTAAGATTTTATATTCTATATTAAACGTAGAATATAAAAAAAAGAAAAATCTAAAGTAAACTTTCAATTAAATCACCCCATTTACGTTCACACATAGTATTATTGTAATTACGTAACATATATTCTCTAGCATTTTTTTTTGTAACAGAATTATCTGTATATAGTAGTTTTAATACATGGTCACGGGATATAAAATAGTCATCATGATTTGTATAGAAAAAATTGGGTTTTTCCTTCCAGTAAAATTCATCTACCACACTATTATTTGATGTTAGGACAACACAACCTACAGATAGTGCTTCTAGAAATGACCAGGACGGAATAGCAATAATAGAAAAATAAATATGTAAATCAGACATCTGTAGTGTTTTAACTATAATGCTACTAGGTTGTGGACCCATAAACTCTACTTTATCTATTGTTCCACCCTCAGTAAGAATTTTGATTGCTTCTTGTTTGTAGGAAATTTCAGAAAATCCTTCATCTTTATAATACATAGCATCATTTCCAATAATCTTAACAATAATATTATTATCTATTTGTAAAACAAGATTAATAATATGAATAAATTGTAAAAATCCACGTCTGGGTTCTAACCCGCGTGACACATAAGTTATTATTTTTTTATCTTTTTGTATAACATCTCTAGATGGTTTATAAAAAGCAGTATCAATGCCTTCATGTAAAATTAATAACCGTTGTTTAATATAACTAGGAAATTGATTCCGTTGCAATCGTGTAGGAGTGACTAAAACGCTACTTTTTTTAACAAAATTATGTAGAGAATAATTGTGATAGTGATTTGTTGTAATATTAATGGGTATTGTTGATATATTATAATCAGAATACCATTCATAGTATCCAATTAATGGAACATTAGGGAAAATGTCACAAACCAATGCTTCCATGCCAGAACCTACATGTGTAATAATTAAGTCAGGAATAATATTTTTCGTCTTTAATATCACCAATTGTTGTGAATAGGCAAGAACAGTATTTTCAATCTGCGGGTAATGGATGCTTAAGTTAGGGATTAATTGAAAATATTCATTTAATGTACGAATATTTATTCGTAGATGTTCGAATTCAGTCTCATTTGTAAATCCAATAACATTAAATTTACCAGAATCCATCATATAATTTACAGCTGCCTTAAATTGACATGGAAATGCTGGAACCATAACAAAGACAGTCTTTTTTTTTACCTCTGTCATTTGCAACTGTTTTAATAATATAATAAATTTATCAAAAAATCTCTATTTTATTTTTTTATTAATAATATAATAAAAAATTATAAAAAACAAATAATACAAAACTGGTAAAAGAACAGTTTTGTATAAAAAATTGCATCGAGTGGGGTTCGAACCCACGCATCCGTAGATACCAGATCTTAAGTCAGGCGCCTTGGACCACTCGGCCATCGATGCTTATTGGTGCACTAGTGCGGTTTCGATCCGCAGACCTTTGGCTCATAAGACCAATGCTCTAACCAACTGAGCTACAAGTGCTTTTTACCATTACAAAACTTCTACTTCGCTTGTGCTTTGCTTGCCCTTTACACATACATATATATGACCAATTCTCTATATTGGTTTACAAAATATATTATTATGAGAACATATATTTATGAAAATGCTAATCCAATTTTCTTTTGTATTTCTTCATACAATTCATTCTTTTTATATTTCTTGGTTCTCATATCTATTTTAAGTTTTTTACCAATTTCTTCCAACTCTACCGTTTTATATGTAGATAGTCCCCGTAGTGGTTTATCATATATTTCCCAAGAATACATAGATGCACGCATATCCATAATAGTAGAAACAGAAATGTTCTCTAATTGTAGTTTATAATTACCACGTTCATCTCTATGTAAGACGAATGTTTGCATTAATTCATTTGATTCTCTAGATGCTAGTAAATCGAAAGATGGAATATTATCTCGGTCTATCCAAAATTCTAACATAGATGTTCTCGACTTATCAACAATAATTAGATTTTTTTGATAATATACAAGTGTTGCTATCATACATTGAAATGACATCTTACGCTGAACAGATATTAATTCTGATAATATTTCTTTAATTGCAACATTGGTAATTTTCGTATTTGTATTTTTAACCAACATTGGATTTTTCTTAACAAAGTCATATATTTTGGTTTTCTCTTCCAATTCTTTTACCCCATAATTACGACCAATATTATGATATTCTGTAAATCCATGTTGTAAAATATATAGACACCAAAAGAGTGTATCATCTTGTTTTACATAAATAAGATTGTCTTTTTCCTTCATTTTTTCGTGTTCTTGTTCTTTTTTATCATGCTTTTTTGTTTCTATAAATGGCAGGTTCTCTACTACTTTTTCTAAAACTGTTTTATCAACATTAGGTTTTAAATCATTTTTTATATTTTTTGCAATCGGTGTTTCTAGTGAAAATAGGATACTATGTTTTCTATCTTTTGAAAGAGAATAGGGTTGAAATTTTGTAATATCAACAATATCAACTATTTCATTTGTTTGAAAGAATATGCTATTTAAATAGGAAATGGACATTGTTTATTTATATTTATTACAATAGAGATTACTTATAAACAGGGATATATTTATTAGCACTTTCTTCTTTATTATCTTTATCTACAAAGAACGTATTCTTGAATTCAGTTTTTTTACATTCTAATGTATTTAAACGATCTTCTTGTGCTTTAATATAGTCTATGTATTCTTTGATTTCACTTAGAACATTTTGTGGTAATAGAGATAGATTTACAAAAACACCACTTTTATTCTCATTTAATTTACAAAGATTTTTAGATAATATTTTTAGTATCTCTAATTGGTCATATTTATTCATAGTTTCTACCACTTTTTTAATGTTCTCTATTTCATCTAGATTCATTATTGTAATATTTCAATATATATTGTTATATTTGCAAAATTATTCTATATAGTTTTACATTATTTTCTATTTATCTAGTTAGAGATCTAGAATATAATATCGCATAGATATATATATGGATATATTAATACATTTATTTACTAGTTTTTTTTCAGAACAGAAATACTATGTTGTTGCATTAGTCATATTAAGTTTTATCATAAATTTATTCCAAATTAATGGTTTGTCATTAATAACATCAAAAATAATACAATTTATAGAAAAGAAAGACAGTGATCAGGTATGGGAATACTTCCGCTATTTTGTTATAGTATCTGTATTTTCGTTGGTTATTATTAATATTTATAGAATGTTACAAAACCGTGTTTTATCTAGGATGAGACAATGGTTACGGCATCAATTGTTAAAATATGTATTATTAATAAATCGTGAAGAATTAGATGAAATAAATTTCACCACACTAAGTTCTCCTATTAATCGTATTGCCGCATCTGGTTTTGGATTGTTTTATAATATTCTAAACAGTGTTCTCCCCAATGTAACATTATTGTTAATAATCACTGGTTATTTTTTCTATAAAAGTCCATTTTTTGGTACTTTTTTCCTATTATTTAATTTATTAACTATTGGATATGTTTATTATAATTGGAATCATATTGTTGGATTGAGAGATGATTATGAAAAATACTTTAATAACAGTGAAACAAGAATAATAGATATTTTAAATAATTTGGATAAAATAATTCACCGTGGTAATTCACAAAATGAAATGGATGATTTTTCTGCAATTACTGAATTAGGTATAAAAAAAGGCATGACCTATTTAGAAGCAGTTAACAATCTAAATTTTATTTGTACTATAATCATCTTTATTATTGTAATAATTGCAATATGTTATTTGATTTATTTGTTTTTTGAAAAACAAATTACAGTAACATTATTTATAGCATTATTCACTGTTTTATTATTATATAGAGAACGTTTTACGTCTACGATACAAATGTTCCCTGATTTTATGGATTTTATATCACGTTCTAATTATATTTTGGATTTGTTTGATAAAATGAAGATTGACTTTAATCATGTTGAGACGAAAAAGTATGATTCGCATAATTTACCATTTCATGAATTCCGCTATGAAAATGTTTCCTTTAAATACGAACAAGGTGATAGAATGATATTCGAGAACCTAAATATGACAGTAAAATTAGAGAACAAAATCATTGGTATAACCGGATTATCAGGAAATGGCAAGTCTACTTTTGCAAAAATGATGTTGAAACTATACAAACCTACGTCTGGTGCTATTTATCTAGATGGTGTAAATCTACAAGATATAGATGGTGATTATATTCGACGTAATATAACCTATGTAAATCAAAATACAAAATTATTTGATAAAAGTGTCATAGATAATATCTATTATGGATGTGATGATAGAGAACATTGCGATAAATATCTAAAAATGATTATGAAATATCCTAAAATAAGTGAATTATTTAAAAATATTGATATCAATACCAAACAGGCAGGATTGTTGGGAGAGAACCTGTCAGGTGGGCAACGACAAGTAGTTAATTTTATAGGTGGATTAGTATTGCCTTCTAAAATTGTGATATTGGATGAACCAACCAATGCATTAGATATTGAATTAAAAAAGGAGATTATTAAGTTGATTCGTGATTTTAAGGCACATAAAAAATGTATTATAGTGATTTCACACGATAAGGATGCTTTTGCTATTTATGATAAAAGAATTGAGATATGAGTTTTTATTGTTACACCTACACCTAATAAGATTGTCTATACCATTTAGTGGATAATATGGTTTCGATACTAACCTCGAATATTTCATTAGTCTTGGTAATTATATATTTTCCATGACGAGTATTATCAATCATTCCATCTATAAACAATCCTTCAAATGTATTACCATTACTAAGTGTTACTTTTCCCATACCATTAAACAATACATTTTTTTTTTTTGGCAAAAATGTCATTTCGCCTTCATAACATATTACATATAGATCATACTTATTTATTATTCGTGTAGGTCTTTTATCTGAAAATGTTAATTTTCCTCTAACTTTTAATCCATTTTCCCAAATTCCATCCAGAATATCACCATTAGACCATGTGAATGTTCCTTTACCATGATATTTTCCATTTTCAAATTCACCTGAATAAACATCACCATTAATAAATGTCATTTTGCCATGGGTACTCCAACCATTTTTCCATTCTCCATAATATACATTACCATTTCCATACATCATCCCAAGACCATCGTATTTACCATTTTTTAATTCTCCGGAATAAACAATACCGTCTTGTACAATCAAATCATATTCTATTAATGAATATGGCAAAGGTTCTGTTTGTGTTGCTTGTTCTTTATTATCATTCTCTGATTTAATTGTTATTGAATCTGGCAAAGGTTCTGTTTGTATTGTTTGTTCTTTATTATCCTTATGTGATCTAAGTTTTGGCATTGTAAGAATAATCTATCTATATTATTGAATATAAAAAATAGTTTTTTAAATTCAATTTTTTATACATGAAATATGCTTTCTATAAAAAACAGTGAATCCCTATATTGTTTACAACCTTAGTTTATTCCTCCAAAATAGTAATAGGTTTTTTTGTTCCTATTTGTCCCTGACCCTGTCCCTTACCTGCTTGTGGTTCTAACAATTTTGCAATAACACAAATATAGGGGTCATTTAATTCAAAACGAGAACCTATGACACGAACATTAATTTTAGAACCCTCTGTTACTGTGCTAAATAATTTATCTTGGAAATGATGATCACGTGCAATAAATATAGTTACTGGAATAACACCATCTTGGTCAATCACTTCTGCATGTATTCCTGCCTTTGTAATTGTTTTTGCTACACAATCGGTAATATTCATACCTTCTACAGGGTTACACAATTTACATTCAAATACAGTTTCAAAAACAATAACATCACCTTGAACAGCACCGCTAGAATAGGTTAATAAACGAATAGAATTAGGTTTAACAAATCCTTCTTTAATACAGCGTCCTTCTGTTTTTTTAGAAATGACATATTCTAAATTTTGTTTAATATTTTTACCAACTTCACTAATAGATAAACTAACCTTCATTGTTAGTGCGGAATTAGTATAGACACCATAGACTGGTTTTGTAATTGTTGCCTTTGTCGTTGCCATTCTATTATACTAGTTATATTAATAGTATAATATATATTTATATTAATTCAATTTTATCATTTTTTTATAAAAAATCCATCTAGATATCTAATGAAACAATATTTTTATCGGAACGTTGCTTTCTACGACTGCGTTTTGGCATGTTAGGATTTTGCATATCTTTTAGAGAACCTATAGATATCATAGAATCATCACCATTATTGTCAGGTTGATTATGAATATCTACATTACGTACCTTTAGATTAGATAAAATATTGTCTATATCTGTATTTTGGGGACCACGCATCTCAGGTCGCTGCAATGGTGACTGGAACTGTTCCTGTTGCTGTTGGAACTGTGGTTGTTGCATTTGTTGCTGCGATTGCGCTGGTCTCAAACTACGTGGTTGTTCATTTGCACTCTGATACTGTGACTGGATATTAATACCTTGTTCTTGGAACATTGCACCTCTTGCAGCATTAATATCTTGACGATTTCCAGGTGCTTCAGTAAAAACCATCGATGGACCACGATTGGGTGGTGGCATATTCTTAGTTTCTACTGGTGCTGGGGGTGGTGGTCCACGTGGTTTATTCGCATGGTCTTGCATTAAATTATTTGCAAAAGCAAACCCCGGCGATTGTTGACTCATTGAACTGACTGTCGCATTTGTGAATGCACGCATCAATTCCGGACTCTGACGAATGACATCATTAAACCCTGGAACACTGCTAGATAATGCACGGTTAGTAAAATGGACAACCGATGCACTAAACCCTAATCGCAACAACAATGAAATTTCTGGTGCTAATTTACCACCCTTGTATTTATCATGTAATTCAGAGAAGATTTCCTCGTAACTATCAATATCTTCATTGACTTGTTCTCCCCAACCATCCAAATTTATATCAAAAGGATTAAATGCAGCATTTGCATACTCAATAGAATTCACAAAAGTCATAAACCACCATTTTTGTAATTTAATGCTATCCTTTTTCCTTTTATCTTCCATAACAGTCTCATATTCATCCTCAATCTCTTCATAGGAAGATTCCATTGTTAAATGAGATGACGATTTAATAGCACCCTTGCTATACCATTCTTCCAACTTCTTTAACATTAATCGCTTCTTGCGTCTTTTCTCACGTTCATTCATATTGCTTGATGAACGTTCTGTATTTAATGGAATTTCATTCATTTTTGTAAAACCATCCCAGGTTTTAGTGCTACCAATACTCTCTGCAGTTGCACTTCCTAAATGAGAATCATTTGTATTATAACTACTTTGGGATTCATTGGATGGTTTAGTATCAGTAAAACCACTCAAATTAAATAGATTATTTGTAAAACCACCAAGAGTTTTTGTTTCACTTTGAGAACCTGAATTAGATTTGCCAGATAAATCATTTAATTCGCTCTCCAATCTATCTAAATCGCCTAAATCAACATTTATGTTAGATGATGACTTTGCTTTATCATTCATTAAAAGTTCAATTCCTGGGCCAAAATTGACAGACTTGCTACTGCTAGGTTCTCCATCTAATCTAATATCAATAGGTTCTAAATCATTTAATCCGATATCAATAACCTCCATATTTTAAAATATTATATAGTATTCTAGAAGTTTTGTATTTAAGTTCTATTCCGCATAATTTTTTTATTCCATTTTTTATTCTATTTTAAACCCCCAATCCCAAAGTTCTCTCTGTTTCTTTATAAATTCTTCTCTTTCACTGGGTGACATTCTAAATAATGCCTGTTTAACACTGCATCTTATATCGGTGTTTTTATTTTTATTCTTGTTATTGTTATCTAAAATCTGAAATTGTTTTTTTATAATAAATCCTGGAATATTATTCGATTCATAGAGGTTTGCTAATTCATAAAAATCTTTGTTTATATTACAAATATCTAACATAAGTTCTCTTCTAGAATACATAAATAGAGAACCTGTATTTAATTTCTTTATTTTTTATATTTTTCTAGGGTCTTTTTTGATATTAGGCAATATATTTCATTTTGCGTAGGTACCAAATACCCTGTAAAAAACAATCTGCTAAATCATCGGGTTTTTTAGTATCTAACATATGTTTCCACTGCCTAAAGTTCTCATATTTATCAATAATATGACTGCATAATTCAACACCGTCGATTTTATTTTGTTTATATTTTGTTTTTTCTTTTTCTTTTTCTTTTTCTTTTTCTTTTTCTTTTTTTTGTTTTTCATTTGAATTTTCGCAGTTTTTTAATAAAATTTGGGTGTCTAGGTTCTCTACTTCATTTATAACAAAAGTATTTTCAACAGCAATAGGAAGATAAGTTTTTACTAATTGACTTAGTTTATTAGAAGATGAAATGAATTCAATATGAATATTATCATTTAACATAATAAAATATTGTGCTAACATACCTTGGATAGTTTTCATACGATTTGCAATAGGTGATATCTGGTTCTCTATAATGACGTGTGTAACATCATTAATACCGTCAACTAGACATAATTTCTTTTTAAGACTACGTCCAATGTCTATTAAATCATATTCATCTGCACGTTTTTTTTCTAGTTTTTGAACAATTTGAAAACAATGATTCGAGAACCAGGTAACCAAATTTTCAACAAGTTCTCCCTTATTTTGCTTAGTTAATGGAATCGGTATTTTATATTTCTTATATAGTTCATTTATTTTATCTACGCGCAATTTATTGATGGATGTTGGAGAACATTCTTTGTTAGGAATAATGTATTCTTCACACTTTTTTGCGTGTTTTTCACAAAAATGTCTATCACCTTTATAGAATTTTGCTTGACGGTTACATAATTTGGCAGACTGCTTTTTTGTTTTGGGTGGAATCATACAATTGCATAGTTTTAATTCTGTATTTGATGTAGAATCTTCAGTAAGATTTAATATACCCCAATTAGAAATACAAGAAACATTTTGAGAACCTGATATATCAAAAATACAATATGCCATATTTTTAATACCTACATCAAAACTAATTAAACGCATTTTTATTAGAATATAAATATAAAACACCTAATATTTTATATTTATTTGGGCGTAATAAATTTACGGAAATATTTTTATCACAGAAACTTCTTTACTATCATAATTATAAAGTTTTTTAGCATTGTATTTTTTTAATGGCAAAAAATTACAACTTAATTTACGGAAACCTCCATTATTAATATCAATATTATCACTTTCTTGATTACAACAATTTGTTATTAAAATATATTTAAATTTTTTATTATAAACCACATAATCTAAGAACTCATAAATATTTCTTAATGACCAATGTTGCATAACATCTTTCAAAATACACAAGTCTCCATTTATTATATATTCTTTTTTATTACAAACATCTAAATTTATAAAATTATATTTTGGTAATGAATATTGTGTTAAATGAAAATCTATCATTTTTTTATACGAATCATATCCAGTATAATATATATCCAAGTCGTCGTATATCATCTTTCCACATTTAAAATCGCCACAACCTAAATCAACAACAGTTTGAATATTATTTTCAATAATGAAATTTCTTAATAATGGAATATAGGTATCTTTATTGTAATTTATTTCGCTACCACCTCCACTACTACCTTTGTAGTAATCATTGTAGTCATTACCCCACAAGTTATTTTCATAAATATCTGTAAATACTTCCTCCATTATATAAATATAAACACCAATTTATTTATATTTATTTTTTACAAAGTTATAAAATCCAAATAAATTATTATGCCTGTTGTCGCAATAATTGTTCCTGAGTAATCACCCCAGATGTCTTACGCTCATTTAATTCTTCCCTTGATAAATAATTGGTTTTCAAATCACTTGTAACATATCCCTTAGGTTTCATTCCATCGAAACCCGATGAATATAAGTGTGGCACTGCATTATTCGTGTCGTATCGGTTATTAACTAATGGTGCATCAGTAAATCGTTTATAATAACCCATATCATTCGATGACTCTAAAAAATTATCCTTTATTATAGATAATGCATTCTTAGTTAAATACTCACGGTATTGCCAATTGGATTGAATATTGTGTTTTTTAATTAATTCATTATTGGCAACTGCTTCAGGTTGATAGGAAGCAGTAATAACACGTCCATCATTCATAATAGGTGGAAACTCAGGGTATTTATTGTTTGTATTATATCCTAAAGATGTTTTTGCCTGTGGATATAAATCTTGATAAAGAGAATAATCTGTGTATGATAAAGAATCCATATATGTTATAATAATATATTGTTTAGACTTTATTTATCCTTATTTTTGCAATAATTGTATTAATTCATTCTTCTTTAATTTACTTGGATTGCTGGCAAGATGTTTCGCTGTTACTATTGCGCGCAACTCGGTTACTGTCATAACATTATAGTCAGGAATTAAATCTGGTAAATCATCTATTTTTGTTTCATCTACTTCAGAATCGTTATTGGCATCTTTTTTTACATCATCAAAGTGAATAGATTCTGTAAGTTCAAATTCATCTGGAACTGTTATCCTATTGGAATTTGAATGTGAAACATGTTGATTATCTAAAATATCAACTGTAGTACTAGATGCGTGGTATACATTTCCAATAGGTACATTTACTATTTTAATTTTACCTTCTTCAGAATCATCTGATTCATCTGATTCATCTGATTCATCTGATTCATCTGATTCATCTGATTTATCATCTTTAATTGAAGAAACTAACTCAACCAAGTCACCAATATTAACACTTGTTGTATTTTCCTTGATTACGCTAATTGTTTTGTTTAAAGAAGGTTCCTCATCATCATCATCGTCACTAGCATTGCTATCGTCATTGCTATCGCAATCATCATCTTCATCGTCATTGCTATCGCAATCTTCATCTTCATCATCGTCGTCGTCATCATCAGAAGAACCAGCATGAAGATGTGTAACAACATTATCATCGATTTCTTCTAAATCAGGATGTGCTTGGTTTAGGTGAATAGTAATAGGTTTTAAATCAATACCATTATCATTAATATCAGAAAAATGATTCATAGCAGAAAACATCTTGCTTAAATCACCTATCCCACCCATTGAATCCGTTGCAAAATGAATAGGATGCATAGGTTGATTTTGAATAGAGTTATTTTTCATATAATTTAACTCAGTAACAACATTATTAATAATTTCAAACATAGTATCATTCTTTTTTTCTAAATTTAATATCAATGATTTGAAATGGAATACTAGCAATAAAATCAATACAAATGTTATTCCTAAACTAATAAAGAAAAAGGTGTCAATATAATTAAATAGGCTCATTTTTTATTATATTCAAACAAATAATGTTATATTAATAAACGAATCTCTATACAAGTTTTTATCAATATTAATATATATTAGAAATACAAATGGATAATAAATTACAATACACCAAGACAATTCAGGCATCTACACCTAAGTCATCTTCGCTTTCTGGATTCAAAAATGTTTTCACAAACTTTGATGATATTAAAATAAGCAAAAATGCTGTTATTATTTCATTATTAGTAGTAATTAGTTTATTGCTTTTAGGAATAAATATATTTTATTGGTTAGGAGATGCCGCATCCAATTTAGCAAGATTTCTTTCTCATATCTTTGGAAGATTTTTAGCATTTTTTGGTTATACATCAGGAAAACTATTAAATAAAACAGCAGATGTAGTAAATGATGGTGTAAAACTATCTTCAGATATTGTTGATGGTACTGTTCATTCAGTGGGGGATATATTGGTACATGCAAGTGAAGATAATGTTAGCAAAGAAGTAAAAGGTGATTTAGACCGTGTATTAAATGAACGTCATCACAAACATCGTGATAATGAAAAACATCATAAGAAACATAATGATAAGAAACATCATGAGCATTTTGAACCCATTTCAGATGCAACTGATAGTTCAATTCAACAATCTATTTCAACTAAGAAAACAAAATGGTGTTTAGTGGGTGAATATTCTGGAAAACGTGGTTGCGTAGAAATTAATGAAGAAGATAAGTGTATGTCAGGTAGTCGTTTTCCTACTCAGGAAGCATGCATGAAATAAAAATATGGTTATATTATATAAAATGAGTTATCGATTTTCGGGTGATGATATTTCCAAGATTAATTACCTATATTATTTAGAAAATGCGATTAATTTTAAAAACCATACATTAGGATATCCTGATAATACTGAAGAAATACGAAAGAGTATATCAGCAGAAATTAACGAAGCAAAAGAACAACAGAATAATATAATTAAAGAATTAAAATCTAAAACACCAGATGATGTTCATTGGTGGTTAGATAAACAATTCTCTATATTACAACAACTATCTAATTTAGATAATCAGAAAACACCTCCTACATTTTCGTTAGAATTTAAACCTGATAAAACTGATGAAGAACTCTATCTAGATAGTTTTCCATTTAATCCTGATATTTTTTCTGATGATCATGCTGGTGGAAAAAAAAGAAAAAGTAGAAGAAACAAAAGAAGAAGTAGAAGAAACATGAGAAACAAAAGAAAATCCAGACGTAATAAAAAAAGTCGTAAATAATTTCAATTTATATTTTTATTCAAAAAAATATAAACAATTCATTCTATCTCAAAACAAAGGATGAAAAAAAACCAATTTATTTATATTGTATCTGTTTCTTTTAATGATTTATCAGATTCTAATCCAAAAGATAGAGAACCTGACCAAGGATTTTTAATCTACCATTCCTATAGAAAACCACGCAATGTTATTCTATTAGAATGTTCTACCTTTTTTCCCTATTTAACGCCCATTCGCATAGTAGATGCCCTACCATTTATTGATGTATTTGAACTAGATAAAATAGTGAAACAACACATGTATTGTTTTGGTATAGAAAATGTTCGTGGTGGAAGTTATTTTGAGGAATTCTTGCCATTAAATAAACTAAAAACACTAGAGAGTGAATTAAATACCATACAAAAAGCATTTGGTCCAATAGAACCAACTGATAGAACCTATATTTATGATAAAATCAAGGATTATTACAGAGAGAATAAAGTAGAAGATACAACAAAGGAATTGCAAAGAATCGAATATGAATGGCAACATTATAAGAATGCAAAACAAAGATATGAAAAGATAAAAAATTATAGGGTATTTGGAGAACCTGCAACATTTGGATGGCATATAATGGATAATTTACAATGGTTGAAAGATTTTATTCGTTATGGTGATAGAGAGGATATTGCAAATAGACAAACAAAGGAAAATTATAAAAAAATAGTTCAAGTAATAAAACAGATAGTGAGAACCTATATTTCATTGAGGGATTTCTCTTCAACAGATATTTATTTTGAAAAACCCGAATTTTTACTAGACTCTTTTTTCTATCATAGAAAATCAATCATTCAATGGCAATTATCAGTAAATAAAACCCTGGATTTTATAGATAAAATAGAATTTATGACAAATTATATAGTAAATAGGTTGGCAGAATTAGAATATGATTTATCAACACACCCAGAAAATCCAGAGGAGTATTATAGGATGAGTAAATTATTATTATCTAAGAATATGGAGTTCCAGTAATAATAATGCCATTTTGCAATAAGGGACTTGTTGTATTTACAGTACAATAATAACTATTTATATTTTTAGTAGTATCTGTTGAAAAGGGGTTATAATTAAAAATAATACCAGAATTTGTGTTATTAAATAAATTATTATAATTTACACTATTTGTTATAGGTGAATAAATAGATGGTTCTATTCGAATATCATAGATATATCCAGGTTGTGTATATAAAACTAAATTAGATATTTCTAATGTACCTACATAATAAACTGCTTGGTACGATGAATTATAAGATACATCAAATGAAAAATTATTATTGGAACTACTACTAATTAATTGGTTATTTATTTTATATTGAAGTTCTGTTATATTATTTATAATAGAGTCATTATAATAAACAGTAACAATAGTTGAATTCAAAATAGTTTCAATACTTAAATTACCTTTGTTTCTACTCTTTGATATAGCATTTACATAAATAGCAATAGGGATTTTTATATTAAATGAGTATGCTGCATTGTCAACACCTTCTTGTATATATAAATAAATGACATTGGTATCAACCGTGTTCGGAACAATTGTATTATTATTTGATATAAGTTTCCACATATTCGTTTTTGTATTATTAATAATGCCATAGTTACTGTTATTTGCATAATTATATAATGGAACATTGGAATCATAAATTAGATTCATTATTGGACCAGGAACATCACTACTAGAAGTAGGAGTTGGTATTAATAAGTCACGTTCACAAAGTCTACCATTTTTTTGTATTTGATATTTAAATGAATGAGTAGTTTCATCATAACTACTAGTATATGAATCAGGATACTTAACAATAATTGTTTCATAAGATACTTTACCATATGAATCAACATTTTTCTGAGTTAATGTAATATCTGGGTATGCGTTTTTTTGTGATCTACCATTTATTAATAACGCCCATTTTTCTCTTTTTGTGAGTTGATTTGATTGTGTAGGATTTTTATGTTTTAAAATCTCGGCTTTGCGACGCATATCGAATTGTTGTTTTGTATATTGTGGAAATTCAATGTAAGGATTGCTGGGTGTATAACGAATAGGTGGGTCAGTAAATAACATTTGTAATCTGCGTTGCTTGCATATTTGTGTTATATCAGACATCTTATTATCTTATTATATACATAAGATAATAATATTGAAAATTATAGACGGATTATAGTCGTTTATAGTACCATAAATTAGATAAATAATTAAAGATATTCTTTGAAACTGGACTTAATTCGCGACTATTAATATTAGGTCCCTTAGAAACAATATTTTGCATATCAAATACATTTAAGGCACGTGCAAAATATCTTAAATCAGATAATTTTCCAGGGAATCCACCACTTTGGCATACATTTACATCATAATAATTTTGTCTAGGAACACTATTCAATACAGTTCTGGCTGATATAGTACCATTTACATAAATATCTAATAAAGTATTTTCTAATCTTATTATTACATTTACCCATTTTTGTAATGGAATATCCTTAACTGGTAATTTTATGGTTTGATTTTGGTTATCTGTATTACCAGTAGATTCCACATCCATAACAACAGTAAGAATATTGTTACGTTCACCTGTTTCACGTTGTGGGTAACCATAATATAACCCGGGTGCATTGTTTAATGCAATGTTTTTACTATCAAATTTTGTATCACCTTTATTAAATATAGGGTGAAAACTTGCATCGGTTGGTATATCTGTTAAATATAACCATATAGACCACGTAAATTCAGAACCAGTTGATTCATTATTTGAACGTTTTAAATATACCGAATTAGTATTAGTAGGGTCTTGTGGTACGATTGCAGCAGAATTTCCGTCTAATATACCTGATACTAAATATGGATTTGTTGAGAAGGATGTAAAATAACCGATTAAATTTATCCCTAAATTTAAAAAGAATAGGAATACAATGATTACTAATATAAGAAAGGCAACCTTTGCAATAATAGTATTTGAATAGTTAAATTCAGTTGGTGCAGCAGGTTGATTAAATCCAGTTACAGCATTTGATATAGTATCGCGTATACTTGCTGCTGCATTACCTATATTTTGAATACTTCTTTGAACAACATTTGATGCACCATTATCTGATTGTGTAGGTGGTAAATTCATTAATATAATATATAATTAATATATATTATATTATTTTTATTCCAAATCCATTATGCTTAATTTAATGTCTATCCGTGTTTTTGTATCCAAATGTATACAAAAATGTGGATTGCCTATATCCTTTTCACGCATAAACATATTTATGCACGAATAGAGATTAATATCTCTAAAATAATTTAATTTCGGAAGACAAAACATTATCCTTAATAATATTTAATTTGGCACCATAATTAGAACTAATATAACCACCAATACCATTACCAGACATATAATAGTCATATGCTTCTTGTGGGTTTATAGGTTTAGTCCATTGAGTAAATCTTGCGATAGTAGCATCACCACTACCTAATCTTAAAGGAGTACTGGTTATATCATTTGAATAAGGAGATATTGTCTCTGTTATTTTTGTTGAAACTACTAATTTTCCATCAATGTATGTATCTATAAACTGGTTGTCCACGCTTACTATCACACATACCCATTTTTGAATAGGGAAATTATCTGTTATTCTAATAGTATTTAATGTGTTACCAGAGTTAATTAAAAATTCTAAATTTGGACCACTGCTTGGATTAACCTGTAGAGTTATTCCTGCAGAATCATTTCTGCTATAAATTTTTAGGATATTCGTGTTAGTAAATGAACTTATATTTATCCATACGCCTAAAGCATATCTAGAACTAGAGGGATTTTTAATATCAGTTATTGGTGGATTATCTTTTGCTAGATTTGCAGCATTAGCAATAATATAATTGCTAGGATATAGGTATACATATAGTAAATATATAACAATGACTATTAATATTCCTAAAATGATTACGACGGGATTCATATTTATAGAATATAAATATAAAATAATAGTAAAAATTAATCATAGTTTCCAAATTATACTTATTGAATTATTATTTGGATTATTTTCTGTCCTATATAATATTTATAATCATATACAGTATGGTTTTTCTAAAAAATTACATTACCTAATCTCTATTCGTGCATAAATATATTTATACTTCGTAAGAAAAGGATATAGGCAACCACATTTTTGTATCCATTTGGATTAAGCAAAGCAATAAAACACGGATAGACCTTAATCTGTAGGTGGATTACTAAACATTAATAAATTATATATACGTGAAATATTTTCTGGGTTCATATTTGTTTCATAATATTTTACATTGCAAATTGCACCATAAAGTCCATTATCATAACCGAGATTAACACAATCATTCGGAGAATAAGTTGGCAATTTATCATTAAATTTATATGTTTTATCTAAATTTCCATCTAAATATAATTCCACATGGTCAGTGAAGTAATTAAAAAATATATAATGCCACTGCTGTTTTCCCAGAGTTATATACATTGGTTCAGCATTATTTGTATTTGTAAAATGAATAGCAAATGTATCATCAACTAAATTATTATTTTTATCTGTGGCATTTTTCTTTGTAGATATATATGAAAATCTTGGTTTTTGTTCAAAATCAAATATAGGTGTTTCTTTAGTGTTAGGTATAGTTGCAGGTTGTTTTTTTTGTGGATTAACATAGACCCAAAAAGAAAATCCATAATTACTTCTGTATGTAGATGAAATACTTAAAAGATCATTTTCTACTGTATTTATGTTATTAACATTATTTAATTTATACATACTATTATTTCCTACCTGTTGAACATTATCTAAAAATAATGCATCACCTAATAATGTAGTTGCTGAAGTATTTTCTATTCTTGATTTAAAATAGGGTATGTAAATATACATCAATATTAATACAATTTCTATGATAAATAAAATATACATGATATTAGATGTCATCTTGATTTCATTTTTAATATAATTTATTAAATCTATGAATAGACATGGTATATAAAATATCAAATTAATTACGAGACCTATTATTCCTGTGGTTTCACTAAACCATTTTTTAAACAGAATAAAAAGTATGGCTAGGGCAATAATACCAATTAATATTCCAAATATAACACTAATATATTTTACCATATAAATAGTGTTTGCTGTTGCATATTTTGTTAAATAATCATGTCCAGAATATATAATTACAGCAATAATTCCTAAGATAATTGTTTTCCACATATTTTTAATAAATATAAACTCTAATATTTTTACTAGTAAATTTATCATATCTGTTGTTAAAAATAAATAAAGTAGTAAACCTACGATTCCAATAATAGAGAAATAAAAAGTATAGGTATTTGCATCTTTATAATTTGTATAATAAAAAAATAGAAAAATAGCAAAAAATACTGATGCAAATAATAAAAATGTAGTAATATAGGATTTTCTAAATTCAACATCATTTAAGAATGTTGCTCTTAAATTTTTCATATTTGTATAAATGGTTCCAACAAGGTTTGCAAGTATTTCTATAATAGCATACCCATATATATATGAAAAAATAATGAAACCTAAAAACACCAGAAAAATAGCAGCAAAAATTCCTACTCCTGCACCAAATTCAAATTCACCATTGGATAAACTATTATTAAATCCTTTGTATCCATAAAAAACAATAAAAACTATTGATAATAGAATTGCAAAAACAAATATTATTATTTTTCGAGTAATAGTTATTGTATCCATTACATTAATGTTAAGTAATGCTGTTAATAAAAAAATGTATGGTATTAATAATAATAAAAATAATTGCCACGGAACATATAACAGTTCTTCATAAACTGATGTAAATGCAAAAAATAGAATAGATATATATATGAAATTAATTGAAAAGAATGTTAAAACTAATTGTAGTAAATTTGATACATTTGAAAAATCATCTGGTCGAAAAAACCCATACATTATACTATTCTCATATAATAGTATAATAAAATAGTTATTCTATCTTGATTTGTTTTTCTAAAAATAATATATTGTCTATACCATTCGTTTCTACTATTTTTGATATTGATATATCTAAAGACTCTTTGTTCTCATTATTTTTTTTCGTTTCGTTATCGCATTCCTTCTTATCGCATTCGTTTATACCTGTCGTTATATTTTTATTGTTGTTTTGCCTATGTAATCGTTTTAACCCATATCGCATTTTTATTAGTTTATTAGTTCACTGGTTTACTAGTTAGATTATATTATACTATATCTATAAATTATTGCTTTATAGGTTCTCCATTGTTGTTTTTTTACCATGACACTCACGACAAAGTGCTACTAAATTATCTACGTGATTACTTCCACCATGTTCTAGTCTAACTGTATGGTCTACTTCAAACCATGCATTCAACTGTCTTTGACAACCACCACATTTCCAATTCTGTGATGAAGCAACGAATTTCTTTTTTGTTTCACTCACTGAACGCTTTGTTTTTCTACCCGAATCAAGCAATCTTGATTCTGCTGATGTATTCATAGAGATGACTGGATGATTATATGCTTCGGGATTTCCTCCTGAATATTGGTCTCTACGAATATTTTGTTTTGTTGTAAAATCTAAAATAGGTGATATGATACTAGATGCATTCTTATCTACAGGTAAATATTTGATATAATCATTGGATGCTGCTAACATCTGATGTGCCTGCACAGGATTCTTACGTAACAACCAAAAAATCATAAATGCTACCACTCCTACACCTGCCATTTGATAGTATTTCTTATATGATAATAAATTAGTTAGATATTTACCTTCAGTGTATATATTTGCCATAACTGCTGCTGCTATTACAAATATAATTAATTCAATACGCATTTTACTATGTTTATACTATATGTATATTTTTTATACAAATAGTGTATTCATCATTCGATAACCTTATAAATTTATTACTAAAATCTATTTAATTGTATATCTTTTTCGTATTTTTAGATATTTCATAGTTTTTTTATTATTTATTTTTTTTGTTTTACAACCTCCTCGTTCTTTACTTGGCTTCTTTTGTGGAGTATTTGACGTTTGAGATAATTCTTGAGATAATTCTTGAGATAAACCAGAAGGTTGCGTAGTTATTCCTTGACTTAAGTGTTGTGCAACACTTGTTCCTTTTTGACTACTAAACGTTACAACTTCAACTACATCGTTTGGGGATTCATCTGCTTTTGTTGTAGCAGCAGTTGGTGTTCCTATATCTGTTTCCATTGCATGTGTTGGTGAGTTAGGAATTGATTGGTTTGCAGTTAGATGTGGACCTTCGGTATCTGTTCCAACCGCAACTATATCATGTGGGGATTCTTCTGCTGTTGGTATAGTAGCAGTTGGTGTTCCTATATTAGTTTTCATTGCATCTGTTGTCGAGATAGGAATTGATTGGGTTGCAGTTAGATGTGCGCCTTCAGTATCTGACCCAATATCTGATTCACTATCTAACCTAATGAGATTGTCAAGAGTATCTACAAATATAAAATGTTGGTATAATCTCATTTCATAATCTCTTTGAGATGGTTTATCCATTGATTGAATTATATCTTCTATTTTTATCGTTCCATTTGATAAATTTTTCAAATAAGGAATAAAATAATAAAAATACAAACTTGAATTAGATTCTATTAATGAATTTATTAACTTAATTTTTTTATTATATATATCTCCAATGTTATTATTTATTTGTAAATGCCAAACGCACTGACAGTATAATAAATAAGATATACTGAATTGTAAGTCCTTTTTTGAAAATTTATGCTCCATAGAAATTTCTATTGTTGAAGTTGAAACTTGTTCTATAATATTAAAAAAAAGTAACTTCTCATTATATGATAGTTTAAATTTATCGTCATCATCTCTTTCATATTCTGATGGAATACTACTATGATTATCAGAATATCCTTTGTTTCCACTTCCACCAACAGAACGTTTATTTTTTCTTGTTTTTGATTTTTTTCTATACATCTTTCTATACTTTTTCCTTGTTAGGTTTCCACCATCATAAACTCCTGCTGTAGTTTTGATTGTTTCATTTAATTCATTTGCAATATCTGATAAAGTAAAATCTTCATTTATTTCCACTTTTAATTTTTTCCAATAATCTTCATCGAATTTAACAAAATCTATCATATATCCTCTATTCACTTCTCTGACTTCCCCTTGTATATATCTTGGAACAATAAAAGGGGAACACATACATTTTTTCATTCTCGTTATGAATGAATCAAAATTATGTCTATTTAAATTTTTTATTTTTGATTCGTCTGTTATTCTGTTATATAACCAATGAACGTGTTTATTTAACCGACTTAACATTTGTTCAATATTTTTAAATAAAATATCTTGTATTGTCATATTTTTTAATCTGTTTCTTCTTTTATCTACTAACCAAAATCCACCCCCGTTTCTTTTATTACCATTTACCAATCTATTTTTTATTTCAATATTATTATTTATTACCATATCATGTTCCATTTTTAATAAACTTTTAAATCTTTCATTATCTGGAATAACTTGTGGTTGATATATTAAACCTGTATTTATTTGATTTTTTGTTCCAGTTAATACAGAAGGTGATTTAAATAATACATTCCTATAATGAACACTCTCATCACACGTAATCATTGTTGTAAAGTTATCAATAAGTATATTTGTTGTAATTGCTGGTTTTGGTGGATTTATATATTCTTCATTTTTATAAATAGTATCAGAATTATAAGGACTATATTTTTTTTTAATAAATATGCAATAAGTTATATAAATTGCATTCATCATAGAGTCCCCTAGTTCTTTAAAAGCAACTAAATTTGTAAATCTATCTAGTTCATCAGGTTTACTAGCATCTCCTGTATTTATTTCTCTATTTTTTGTTGCATTGCCTTGAATATACCCTAACATTACCCTTCTATTTCCTCTATGACTATTTGTTTTTGTTGGAAAAGAAATTTCATACGTATATTCATCTTCATACGTATATTCATCATTAGCATTGGTTTTTGCTTTCCATTGCCAAGGGTCTTCGCTGTCGTGAAAAAATCCAAATAGTTTCATAAAGTTTTTATCAAAATCAATTGTATCATTGTTTTTTGGAAAGGTATGCATTGCACCTGAACCACCGCTTGGTCCTGCATCTAATGATTGAGCAGCATTTTTAATAGATATTGCATCTTCATCACCACTTATTTTTTCAACGCCAATTCCAGATTCATAAAAGAATATTTTATGTTGTAATCTCGCTTGGGAAACTATTTTTGTTCTTTCAAATATCATTTCATATTCATTTATACCCATTTCACGTATTTGTTGTTTAATTTCTCCAAGTTGTGTTTCCCAGTTTTGAGGCGTTATTGTATGAGTCATTCCAAATAAAAAATTAATTGCTGCTTTCAAATTATTATATCCTTGTCCACTATTAACTTTTGTAGCAGTTTTGATTGCGTCTTTCCATATATCTGCAATATTTAACCTTCTTAATGTATAAATATCTAAATCACTTTGTTGGGTTCCCATTTGTTGGGTTCCCAATGCAGGAGATTTTTCTTTAACAATTATATTACGAAAATGTATATCACTTGTAACATTTATTGTAGTCATATATATTAGTTTATACTATATGTATATTTTTTGATGAAATTTATTATTCATAATAAATAAATATTAATAGCAACAATACAAATATAATGCCAATATAGATATAATGTTTCTTTATACCCAATCGTTCACTTGCAAATACTGCCTTTGGTTTATATTCAGATACATACAAATCTTTTGCTAATGGAAACGATATCTCCTCTTTACCTAGTAATTGATTGAATTTATTATGTATAAAATGAACCCAAAGAACAAAGGATTCACGACAATCTAAATAGGGTGTAACAGGATATTTATCTAGAAATTTACTAAATTGATTTCCCATCTCTACTACTGGTATAAATAATGGCATATTCTGTATTAAATCATAATATTTACGTTTTGTAATAGCATTTGGGTACTCGGGATATGTTTGGGCAACCGTATGCAGGAAAAACCAATAATGTGGTCCCCAAACAGTAGAATCATAATTCATTTTGTTTTGTAATATATTTTATTATATTTTATAAAAATACCCGATTTATTTTTTTCAATATATAATCTTAAAACAGTCTAGAAATAATCTATATATCTAATTAACCTAGATTTTTATAAATTGTAAAATATTAAATATAATAAAAAACGATGAATGATATAACATGCAATAATTGTGGCAAAGGTGGACACCTATATCATCAATGCAAATTACCGATCACAAGCATTGGTATTATTGTATTTCGTATTAAAACCTTAGATGATGAGAAGAAGAGTAGTAGTATAGAATATCTTATGATACGACGTAAGGATACTTTAGGATATATTGATTTTATGCGTGGTAAATATTCTGTATTTAACAAGGAATATATTATGAATATGATGAAACAAATGACAAATACAGAAAAGGTACGACTAAAATCAATTCCTTTTTCAACATTATGGAAAGATATATGGGGAGATGAACTTATATCGAATCAATATAGGATGGAAGAAGTAGTTTCTAGAGAACATTTTGAATCATTAAAAAAGGGTATTTATTGTAATGATGATTATTATAACCTAGATAGTATTATAGATGAAAGTAATGCATATGAGACATGGGAAGAACAAGAATGGGGATTTCCAAAAGGTCGCCGTAACCATAATGAAAAGGATTTTCAATGTGCCCTACGTGAATTTGGTGAAGAAACAGGAATAAATATAAAATACCTAAGAAATATAGATAATATTATGCCATTTGAGGAATCATTTACAGGTTCAAATTATAAATCTTATAAGCATAAATACTATTTGGCATATTTACCCTACGAAAATTCATTAAAAATGAATAATTATGAGGTGAGTGAAGTAAGCAATATGCAATGGAAAACATATGATGAATGTATGTCTTGTATAAGAACCTACAATTTAGAAAAAAAACGATTAATTACAAATATACATAATAGTTTAACAAGTTGTAGATTATTCTTTGTATGATTTACATATTTCTATAGTATTTCGGTGAATATTTGGTGAAAATATATATTTATATTGTAAGTTAGATTACAACATAAATATGCCAACTACTAGGAAACGATGTAAAAAAGGTGAAGTTCTAAATCGTGTTACTAGAGAATGTGAACCAAGAGTAGATAAAGAAAAGAAAAAATATTGTCCTAGGGGAGAACGTTTAAATCCTGTAACTGGAAAATGTGAAAAACATACTAGAAAATTACGAATAAGAAATGCTACTTCTAATAATGCTGAACCTAGTTCGATTTTACCAGAAGCAGTTACCGCAATTCACCCTGCTGACGTAACTGTGAATACACCAAATCCTATTTTAAATGCTATTCTCAATAATCCTTCTGAAAAACCTTCTGAAAAAGAGTCATCTACAGGCGAAAAAGAAATAACTCTAAAAACACCGAACCCATTAATTGATGCATTGTTTAAAGAAGAAAGATCCGCACCTGTTAAAAAAGGTAAACTTACACTACTACGAGAACCTAGTTTTAAGGTTACAAATGATATGACAGATGATGAATTTAATGAATACTTGAACTATTTAATGAGTTTAGACGAAGAGAAATGCCGAAATTATTTAAATAGATTAAATGGACAAGAATTACGAAATATTTGGGGTTCATTTTTAGGTAAATTGCGACCAGTTAAATCGAGTGGTAATCTCCTGAAAAATGATTTAGTGAATGCTATTGTTACAAATCTTAGAAATAAGAAAAATTCAGAACCTTTAATTGTAGAAACGGAAAGTGAACCTATAAAGGAAACAATAGAAACATTGGAAAAAGAATCTGAAATGCCAGTTGTAAAAGAACCTGAACCATTAGTAATAAAACCTGCAGAAAATACTGAATTAGATAATGATTTTTTGACTGAAAATAGAGAACAACTGAAAAAGAAACTAACCACACTAGAACCAATAAATGATGATGAAGAAACAATGCTTGTGCAACAGCAGCAAGAACAACAGCAGCAAGAACAACAGCAGCAAGAGCAGCAAGAGCAACAGCAGCAACAGCAACAACAGCAAG